AGGGCGATTGTCTGGATATTTATGATCAACATAATATCCATTTCTCATAGTCACCGATTCGGCCACTGGATCTGTCGTTATATCATTAGAAACAACCTTATCACCAATCACCAATTGTTCTGATAAAATACTCATTTAATATCCCTAAAAAAGTTTAAGGTTATCTTTCATTTCTAAACTTAACAACACATCCTTTAAATTCTTAGTAGTAACCATTTCTTCTTTTGCTATGGTTCTTAATTTCTCTTCTACCAACTCAATCTTTTCTTTAATCTTTTCATTATCTACTTTGTCTTTCTTATCTGCCACTTCATCAAGAATATTATCAATTCTTTTCTTCATCCAATCAGAAAAATCTCTTTCATTATTAGTTGTATAATACTTAACCAAACAATCCTTTTGTTCAGTAGTAAGAAGTTTATTATATTTCTTATCAAAATTCTTCAAAGCAATTCCCAAAGCCAATTGCTCTATCTGAATTTTATCTTTAGGTTTTTCATCATGATGAGCATTGGCTTCTTTAAGTCGCTTAGCTTCCTTATTATCAATCAAATGTTCATAAACATTCTCTTCACAAATCATTCTATCACGACTAGAAAGATATTGGCCACCGAATCTAATATCATCTTCATTAACTAAAATATTAAAACTAGCAAAGAGCTTATAATTAGGAACACTTATTTTCATTATTTTTTTACGATCACATACTTTGCTAATATCTTCTAAAAGTTGAGTGTTCTCTTTATAAAGAGCTGCTGTATCAACATTGCTATGATATTCTTTCATCAAATTAAAAAAGAACCGCGTTGCATAGTAAGGGTTACGTGCTTCGCTATAAAGTAATTGAGAATATATTTTATAAGCTTTAGAAATTTGAGTTTCGCCCATAAAATGTTTCTTAATCACCTTAAAAATAGCCTTTGCCGTTTTATCATGGCTCTTTGCAATTTCATTCAACACAGCATGATTTAACACTTCAAATAAAATGCCTACATTTCTTTGTTTCTTATGTTTCATACTAAGCCCCAATATTGTGTATTATCCCTCAAAATAAATATATGCTCACTCAAGTAAAGTTAATTTTTTAAATCTTTGAGTAAGGCGAAAGTAGACTCTTCTAATTTTTTTTCTTCATTGGCCCTAATAAGATTACCCATCATATCGTTTGCTACATGATCATACTTCATAATATCAGCAATCGTTCTATCAAACATATCTGTCTTAGATCTACGATTTTTATTTTTCTTTCGTATAAAATCTAAAGTTTTCTTCATTTCTTCAGCTTCCGGATCATTAAGCTTATCTTCTAGCTTTTCTTCTCCATCTTCATTAAAAAAATAATTTTTTGGATACCCAGGCAACTCTCTTGTTCCAAGAGGATCGTAAGGCATGGCATCTTTTGTATATTGTCTTGTAGTATTTTCTTCAGCTGAATCATCTTCAGTTTCAGTTTCAGTTTCTTTTTCAGTCTCGGTTTCTGTTTCTTCACCACCCATTGGAGCACCCTCACCAGGTTGTTCGCCCATCTTTAACTGTTCTATAAAATGTTCCTGTTGAGCTTCTTGCTCATTTTCTAATTTAATAGTAACAATTTCAGAATCGGAAAGTTTAAGCACTTCTTTCTGAATATAATACTTAGAAAGTAATGCAGAATCCGCCATATCGTTGGCTGTACTAAAACGACTACCCATCAATTCAAGATGCATCATTTCCGTAACCGTAGATGGATTGGTCAATCTCAAATCAAAATTATAAATCGAAGATTCATCATACCCACGTAAATATAAATGAACCAACGAAATCTTTGCCAACTCACTTATAACAATTTTCTGTATTCGTTGAATGGTACGAGCAAACTTAATATCTTCCTGAGCTAGAGTACTCTTACCACTTAAATCTTCTTCAGCTGTCAAATAAGATTTAGGAACGCCCAATGAAATAAACAACTTATTCTGTAAGTATTCAATATCTTCAATCGCAGCTGCATTTTCACCACCTGGCAAAGTTTCAATTCTACTCCCTCTATCACCACGAACCGGAATAAAAAAGTCTTCGAGAATAGATTCAGGATTATATCTATAATCTACATTACCAGTAGCTTCTGATGTTACTGCTATTCTCTTTAACTTATCTCTAGCGCTTTGCATGTAAGAATCCACATCTCTTGGCGGAATGTTTCCAACATCAACATAAAACACTCTACGTTCTGGGGCTCTACTAATACGATAGATCAACATCGCGTCTTCGGCCATTAATAATTGCTTCCAAACTTTACGAGCAGAATCTAATATAGATCTACCATAAGGTAAAAATCTATCATCGCCTAAAATACGAAGATGAGAAACTTGATAGTTTTCAAATACTGTATTACCTTGAACTGTCCACTTAAACCTTAAACTATTTGGATCATTATTATAACCCTCTTCTCTTTCTATCTCCCCGACTGGCATTGCAATAGCACCTAATACACCCTCTTTATCCACAATATCTAACAGATTAAACATATCACCATACTTACACATATTACGAATCCAAGTCCAAAGATGAAAGTCTAAATCTAAACGCTGATAAAGTAATTCCTCAAGCTCATGAATAATCTTATCATCATCAGAAACAATTTGTAAAATCTTGCCGTCTTCTGCATAAGTCATAGAGTCATCAGCATATATATCTAACGCTCTAGTAATCTCAGGGTAATGATCCATCTCTTCATAATCTTTTACCCTTTCCATTCTTTCAACGCCGCCGATCAACGACTGTTGATAAAGTGCAGAGGATGCTCGTTGAAAAGTATCAAAAGCTTTTTTCTGTGCTTTGATTCCTGGGCGTTCCGTAGGTACCTTAAAATTAGCTGACCCACCCATTAGTAGTTTCTTTAATACATCAAATCTATCTGCCATTATTCATTATCCTTGTATAAACGTTTTTTTTCAAAACTCAAAAAATTGAGTCCGTCCGGATTTCAGTTTTCACGCTTTTTACTATTTACCCCCAGTTTGGGTTGCATAAAACATAACAATTGCTACAACTACAGGAATAAGACCAGCGACACCTCCCCATACACCTGCCTTTACTTTTAAAGTAGCAATATCAACTTGTATTCTCATTAATTTTTCTTCTATAGAAGTAAACTTCTCATCATGTTCACTGAGCTTATCCATAACCAATTTTTGATATTGGGGCCAGCCATTTGTTTCTGTCATTAGCTCATCATCCATCGTAAATCTTCGCGGTGGCCGTTGCCAGTGTCGAAGGAAAATTGTTCTTCTTTTTTCTGATCGTCTGTCTTATAAATACCAAACTCATAAGGAGTAGAGGAAAAATGTAGTCCACTTAAAAGCTGTTTGGTAATATCCTCGTTTTGACTATTATACTTTAATGTAGTAGCACGCACATACATACCTATAGCTAAAGACATTACCAAGTCATCATTATAACTATCCATAGCTTGGGGTCTTCCGTTATGAAAAATAAAAGTTTCTAACTCTGCTACTGTTCTTTTAGAATGAAGTATAAACTCATGTGTTCTCAAATCTTCTTCCATACGAGCCACACATACTGGTCGGCTTTTCATACTCATGGTAAATCCAGCTACAGCATTCTTAGGAACATTATAAGGATCATAATATAATTGATTAGAATTACTTTCATGGATACGAGTAAGATCTTTTATTGTCCAATAAAGATTTTTATATTCCATCTCTATAAGCTTCATTACTACATGATGACCCATTGATGCATTTTCAACAACGATATGAGCGTTGTTATATTGAACAGCAGTATTATGAATAAGGTGAGCATAAACATCAGTATTAACCTTTCCTTTGTATTCCGCTACTTGCTCATAACTCTCAATATCAATAAGATGAAAAGCAGAAAAATCATCTCCATCGCCTCTTGCTACATCGGCACATAACAAATATTGTTTGGTATAATCGGGATACTTCCATATCCATAAGTTTTTATCAATCCAAGTTTTTTCTTCTGGTTCTCTTAGGAAAGGACGAAAACCATTGTCACTTGCTTCTTCTTCAGTAGGGTGGTCCTCATACCATGATAAAGCCTTTAAACTAATTACATTATTACCTGACTGAAGAAAGTCACAACCATGTTCTTGTGCAAAAGCTTGATCACCAATCTTTCTTTTTTCATCTCGTGCCCACTCATCATCACGTTCTGGATGCCTACTCCAGGGAAGAGTAATAGCATTAAAAGATATATTTTTATTTCCTACTCTTTCACTTATACCTGCCTCTGCCTCAATATAAGATTTATGAAACCAATTTCCAATACCGTTAGGCGAAGACAGGACAATACAATCACCACCCGTAGCTAATGTCGGTTGAGCTGCAGTCCAAATAGTATCCATTGATTTTATAAATGCCGCCTCATCAATAATCAATAAACTTAATGCTTCTGAACGAGCAGCATCCTGAGCATTTGAACCTGTAGCGCCAGATTTAATTTTAGATCCGTTGGCCATTTGAAGACTCTGTCTATTGTCAATTACAATTTCTGATTTTAACCAGGCAGGAACACCATCTAAAAATACTCTTACTTTATCTACTAAATTTGTTGCTGTATCTCTTTTTGTAGCAAGAATATATATTTCTCTATTCTTAAAAAATGTTGCCATCCAACCAGCATAAGCAGCACACAAACTAGAAATACCAAGTTGTCGTGCCTTTAAAATAATATTATATGACTCATCTAAAAAACTATGCACAGCATCTTCTTGAAAATCCCAAAGTTCAAAAGACAAAAGACCTTTAGTAGGATGGCGTATTTTACCATACTTCTTAATAAAATAAACTGGATCTTTTCTACACCTTACATATTCTTCTGCTTGCTTTTTATCCATTCTTATTTTCTCAATCTTGATGTATAAACAATCCAGGTAAAATACCTACTTTGTAATCCTGTTTTTGCCACCATCCCTCAATTCCAACTTGCTCCTCAAAATCGGGGTTTCGCTGATTAGGTGCGTTTTCCATCTCATTAAATCCCCTTAACTTAGCCAACTTTAAAAACCAATCTACTTTACATAAAAAAGGATTATTAGACCAATTAGCATATCTACAAGACATTTTCCATAATACAATATCATCTACCTTATCTATTTCTTCACAAATGTCAGAATTATCATAACCAAAATTTTCTTCTTCAGCAAATCCAATCCACCAATTTTTTTCTTCACAGCCTTTTTTACCCACCCAACGCTTCGCCTCATTAGAAGTATTTATATAATCTTTTACTTTACGATATTTTATAATATCTACTTTATTTTTTCTAA